GTCTTGGATGATCTGGAAGATTCGATCGCGTTCCCGGTGCAATGTTTCGTTTGAGAATATAACTTTTTGCGATCGAGAAAAATGATCGTTCTTATCGACAAACTCATACTCAACATCGTATGTTTCTCCCATATGATATTCGACAACCAGTTGATACAAGCTCGCCTGAATGATGTAATCAATCGGGTTGATAAGTTTGATATTCGCGCAGGTTTTGACGTCCCGGATAACCTTATTCGTGGAATCAAAATCATCAAGTTCAACCTTTACGATCTCCGTATTGAACGGGAAAGGCATAAACAACACCTTTTTGATCGGCTCCTTGGCGAACATTTCGTTTGCGTTGAACTCCGTGGCCATTTGAGCGATTAAGCGGCCCATACGTTCAGTAAGTTGAACTTTCTCGGCCTCTTTTGCTCTCCGGGCGACAACCTCATACTTGTCATCGAATCCCTTATAACCAAGAGTGACAAGATCATCAAACGCGCGGCCGATGACAAAATAATCCTTATCAAAGGAATCATCACCCGGGCAAGGGGCAAGATCAACGTATCGTTTACAGTAGCAAAACGGGCATCTTGCGAACTCTTTAATCTTGGAGGCTGTAATAAAGCTCGCGTTCTTTTCGGCGTAGGGAAGCTCCTGATTGTCTTCAAAGTATTTTGAAAGCTTGGACCAATCACCGGATTTTCTGGATGATTCTATAAGTTTAGTTATCATTTTTTTGTGGAGTTAAAGATTGCTTTTTGGCTGTTGCGGCGGCTAGGACTTTTTGTTGGAAAGTTGCCGGAAGAGCTTGGGTTTGAGCGATCAAGTTTGGTTTGATCTGCTCATATTGCTCAAGAGATTTGACGCCTTCAATCAGTTTGACAAGAGCTTCCGCCTTTTGGGAATTATTCTTTTTGACAGCCGGGAGCTGATTGCTTTCGGCCTTTAAGCCTTCCATGTCTTGCGTAAACATATCGGAAAGTCCAAGAGCGCTCAAAACAGCATCAACCAAAGCGCGCTTTTTAGCGATCTTGATGGCGTTGTTCTCATTCCCAAACTTCTCCTTTACGTTGCACGCGCCTTTACCAAACCCGACGATCTGGCCGTTTTGGTTTAAGATGTGAGCTTCATAACAGAATAAGCCGCCGATCTCCCCGGCCATAGTCCAAGTCTCATCATCGCGAACGTATTGCGCGCGTAACTGAAACAATGACAAGAGCTTTTCGGCTCCGGGTTTAAGCAAGGAAGGCTTGCTTTTAAATTTGGCGCCGCTTTTATTCGTCATCTCAATCCCGCCGTAATCAACGTCAAGTTGAAAGGATGTTGCGACGTACTTTCGGAGAACATCACGCATCTCGGCTTCACGCGCGACGTTTTGCTTCAAAGCATCAACAGAAATGCTTAAAAGCGCGCCCTCGACAATCTCGGGCTTTGGCTTAACCTCCTTTGGAGGGATTTTAGTGTCATTCATATTTAGTGGGTTAAAGAATGATGACAAAATAATTATAATCAAAGTTCGGTCTAAAGTAAAGGCTTTTTTGCCTCTAAAAAAGGACGCGGATTCCGCGGTGCTTCTCCTTATTTATAATAATATACCCCTTCCGCGCAAGAGTTTGTACACGCTCCCAAGCGGCCGTTTTGCGGATGCCAAAGTTCGCCGCGATCTCCGGAAGGTTGGGGGGGTAGCCGTTCTCGTTTAACGATTCCGATATAAAGGAAAGCGTCTGGAGCTGTTTAAATGTCAGGGGTAGGCGTACAAGGTTTTTTCTCGGCATGTTTAGGTTTTTTTAATATTACGAATTAAACGATGATACAAAGCAGTCTTACTCATTGTTAGTTTGGTTAGTTAATAAAGGAATCAAAGGAACTATAAACAATCTTCACAAGTATTGTGCATTTTTATTGGCCTCAGCTTTCCACAACAATCACATTTGCCTGACTCGCCTGACTCAATTTTCTTTTTAGTGAAATTTAACATGTCAGTAGCGCCAGTTTGACAACCGTCTTTCCACGCCTTCTTCCTCTCCTTCTTTAGGAGGGATTCTATGAAGCTGATTAAGCGCTCCCTATCTTTTGCGTTTACTTCTGCGCAGAGCTTAAAGGAGCCGTACAACTCATCAAATTCTTCTCTCCAGTTAGCAGTCTTACTCATTGTTTAGGGGGTTAAGGAATTAAAACCAAAATCGCCGCTATCAAGGCTATTAGACTGGCAATATAATCAAAGCTATCAGATTCTGTAATTTTAATGTCCTCCTTTACTCGCCAAGCTACATAAAAACATAAACCGACTGACAATATTGATAAAGCTATATCTCTCATCTTTTTTTTAGGTTACGAATTAAACGATGGGGCTTACTTGTTTAATTCCCTTTTAATTTTTCATACATCCAAATTGCTCCATGAATGTACGAATTATCAATTTTTTTTAAAAGCTCCTTATCTTTAAACAAATTTGCATAAAGAAATTTCTTTTCCATTGGGTCATAAGCTATAATCATGCCACCCTCCAGACATGAGCCACAATGATATAATCCATTATTATAAAGATTTGAATATTTATGCCCACATTTGTGACATTTTATTGAGCATATACGTTTTTTTGATGAAGTTTCTGCTGACATATTTTACTTTGTTAAAGATTTAATTAAACGATGGTACAAAGCACAGCACTCGTAGATCTTCTTTTCACCCACTACTTCTCCTAGAGTGCAACCAACGTAGTCACACTCTTTTCTTTTAGGGCAGACGTTCTTGTCGTATGGGATGCGTTCTTTAGGTTTCATCTTCTGATGGGGTTAGTTCCTTGTGAATTGTGAAAGTATTGTCCGGGTCTGTTTCTGACAATCTCTGGAGCTTATAAAGCTCGCGTTCAATATCATTGGCCAAATAATTCTCTTCCATATTATTCGCCGGGCGGAACTTGATGATGTAAAGATAGTTTTGGAATTTAGGTTTTTTCGTCATGTTTAAAGGGTTATTGGATTTATGTAATCGCAATTTTCGCATATTTCCATCTTCTCATAAATCTCATCGCGGACATAACCGCCATCGATTCCGGCCGGGATGACACATACGTCATCGATATAAAGTTCCGAGTTACATTGTGGACAGTTCATGACAGGCTTGTTTAAGTTGATAATTTTCTACTCGCAAGTCGAGGTTCCAACCGATCACGGCGCCGAGCATCGCGGCCAATAGGAACAAAGCCAATATTGCTTTGAGGTTAGACTTCTTCCGGTAAGAGGGTTGGAAGTTGTCGGAATAGTATCTGAACATAAAAAGGAGGGTTAAATTGACCCTATTGTATATCCTCCCCGAACTTTATGCAATACTTTATCCCTAACTTTACCCTTGACTCTCTTGATATAATGTTTGAATAAACAAAAAAGCCGCTCAAGATCAAACCTGCGAACAGGGAACCTCACTTGAGCGGCCTTTCTTATGCTCGACCTATTTCTTGGCGGTTGTCTTTAAAAGGTATTCATAAATCAAAACAGCCACGGCCATCGAGTCTAATGCGAAAGAAATGGCGCTTTGCTTTACTTCTGCGGGGAGGAACTGGTCAAATGCGGTATATGCCACCCCCAACACGATCACGCCGCTTAAAAGGGCATGTTTTGGGGCAATTCCGAATTTTTTGGCGACTATTGCAAGGCCGTTGACGAACGCTGTCGCCACAATAACCATTGGAGCCGCTATCAATAATGCTTCTGGTGTCATTTTTTAAGGAGGTTACGGATTTTAAAATAAGATTTCACGCCTTGGATAAGGCTGTGGACTGGCTTGCTCGGGTGCAAAATAACTAACTTCCGTGCCTCATGCGCTGATACAAGGTCGAAATTTTCGGCTTTGATTTTAGAGTTCTCGCGTTGTATTCGTTTGCATCGCTCGATTGCCGCGTCCCTTTCCTTTTCAACGCGAACAAGAGCTTTTTTGTACGTCTCGAGGCCGGCGATGGGGTCATAAAAAACAATCCCAACCACCTTCCCACGATCGTCTTTTACGACATACCGAGTCTCTTTTTCCATTTTGGAATTGTTAGTGAATAATCATAATAAAACACTTCTGTATAAGTATACCCTCCATAAACGATTGCCCAAACCTCAAACGGGAATGGCGTATCGCTCCGGAGTTGAGTCAGCTTATGCGCGACAATGGCTTCCGTAAAAAGCCGAGTCCATATCGGCCGCATCTTGCCGTAACACATCGGAACAGTCTTATCGCCCTGCTTTGCGTCGAATTTCGGAGCATAAACCCCATAAACCTCTCTCATTATATCGCGCTTATAAATACGCTTCCCGGCTCTCTTTAGCTTCAAAAAGACTTGCGCGTATGCTTCTAGTTTTAAGTTGCGTTTTTTAAACATATTATTTTCTGGCCCACTCGAGGATTTTTTTGGTCGCCCTGTATAGCACAACCAGAAACGGTCCCCAAAGTATAGGCTCATAAGGTTTTTTTGACGTTGTAATTATACCATGCTTTCGCGCCCAAATCTCGGCGTGGCGCACTTCAAGATAACCATAAACATCCGGGCCGATCAACTTCCCGGGGCAAGTCTTATAAGAAACAAGCGAATGAGTGTAAATCTGATCTCTTGAAAGTCCATACTTCTCCATTTTTGCATATAGCAGGTCCCATAATGACATGACTTGTTCGTCTGTTGGCTCCTCAACGTCAAAATTCCCATCAAGGGCAATCGATAAGAAGTTCCCATCGTTTAAGTTTGTCCTCCAAAACGGCTTTGAGGAATCAACCACATATTGCGCGGCTGTGGATTGACCGTCCTTCCGGAAAGTGTGAACCTCACCGTCTGCGGCGATCTCCATGTTATAGCCACCACCGCCCCATCCCTTCTCGGCATGATAAGCGTCTGTTGCGGGCCATTGCCGCGGATTCTTTTGCCACGAAACGGCCGTATGATGTACAAAAATTCCCTTAATCATAGATAAGTATTTATCAGTAGTCCGGCGACCATCATTACGGCTCCAACCGCTCCACTTAAACCAAGATAAACTCCAACAGCTCTATTCCGGAACTCCGTGTTTTTAGCGGTTTGGCCGTTTAATTGCACCAGCCGATCTTTTACAGCCTGATGGTCTTCCTTATTATGCTCGATGAACATATCAATCTTATCATCAATCCGAGCAAATTTCGCCTTCAATAAACGATCTAATCCCTCCAGCTTTTCTAGCAATGCGACTTGATCTGTTTTAAGCATAATGTTTTTAATTTTAATCTGTTACAACTGCCGTACTTGGAACGAATGCAGCCTTGACCTTAAAAAGTTGAATGAAAGTATTCTCATGTGTATCCGAATCCTGAATATAAAGTTGCGCTGAGTCTCCGGTACTCCAACCACTAACATCGTCAGTTTGAGCCACATAACTTGTACTTGTTGTTGATTTTGTTGTCCCCACTGGACTCCCATTCCTGTAAACTCTGCTATTTACAGTTGCCCAACCACCGGAACTTTTCATTTCCCAAGTAAACCTATATTGACCCGGCAAGCCGACGGTTATTTCTTTTACTAAAGACCAGCTCGTGTCCGCAACTGTGTTAGATCTCTCCGTATCTGCGGACGCTAAAATATCATCTGTAGCCACAACCTCCGCATCATTAAGCAAGCTATGGCGATGTAAGGTGTCTGCGATCGTTGATGTCCCGCCCAATAGCGTTGACGTTACGTTCGTATGCTGTGCGCTTGTAAGATGATAATACTGTGCGGCTGTTCCGCCTTGTAACCCGGATGCGTCATTATGCGCGAACGATGGCGCTTGCCATGTAAGAAGCCCCGCAACCATACTTAAAACATCACCATTGGAGCCTTTTGCTAGATTGACCCATTGGCTCGAGCCGTTCCGGTGTAAAATGTCTTGCGTTGCCGCGCCGGTGATAACCACATCGCCAACGTCATTTAGGACTGACCCGGATTTGTTTATCTTGCTCCAAGCGATAGCGGCTGACGTGTTGATGTCCGCGTTTACGATGGAATCGGATAAGGCTAGTTTTGAATAAGCAACCGCGGCGGCGCCATCAAGATCAGCGTTCACCAGTTTAGTCCCATCGGCGTCTTGATGGTGCGCTCCACGAATGGAATCTCGTAAATCTGTGAAGTTTTGATTGACCTCCGAGGCTCTGGCGATTGTCATGGCCACAAAGGTATAAGTTACATCAATCGACATATTATAAGGTTACAGAATCAGGGGATTTTGGATTGCCAAGCATTTTTGATGCCTTCACATCCCGGTCAATTTGTTCGATAGTCTCCGCCACTCTTGGCGCGCGACTGCTCACGGTTATTATAGCATAATCAGGGTGATAAGTTACTGAAACGATTTGCATGAGGCGCTCTTGAATGTTTGAAGGTGAGCTGTCCCAATACATTTCGTCCCAATATCCAAGGTCCCATTTTGAGAATCCAGTATCAACCAGATTGCGAACGTAAATCATTTGTCCCGGTTGGATGCTTTCAATATCATATCCGAATTCGCTTTGATTGTTGTCGATTATCTTCATCGTCATCCTGATCTCCGGGTTTTCATTATCATCGAGCTTGCGTTGAGCAAGTGCCTCCATTGTGTCCGGGTCGGTGATGCGCTCATCAGCCTCAATAATAGCTTTCCGGCCGTAATTTGTGACTGAACTTGTGCGGGTATACTTCTTATAAAGAGATTCTTCATAATGAGTTTTAAAATATAGGTCATGCGATGATAAGGAAAGCGAGCCAATATCAGCTCCGTATTTTAGCACGCCCCCGGCATATCCAGCGGCGGAATCACTATTGAGCTTCACATAATTTGAGCCGTCTGTTGTCGAGCTTTCCATGACTAGCCAATACTTCTTCCCGTCTGCGATGTCAGTTAAATCAGCCGCCAGATCAATCAAAATATCGGTATTTAAATCCGCGCCATTCACATCATCGGCCGCCATCATGTACTCAACCAATTTGGTCCCGTCTGGAGCGTCAGCGCCATTGTCGGCTTGGATGCTAAAACTTAAAATCCCGGCGTATGTCCCAACGATCGAATCGATTTGGAAAGTGATGCCCGATATGGAATTGACTGTCGGCGTGAACTGTTGGCATCGAACAACGTATCCGGCCGCGTCCCCAATATTCACCGTATTATTCACCGTCTCATTCGTTTGATCGTCTAAAGTTTGCGCTCCCCCTGTGAAGTAAATCATATTGATAACGTCCTCGATGTTTTTCTCGGCGCTGAACTCGATTATATCCTCCCCGAGTTTAAACGTATGATCTGCGCCCTTGCCTTTCGGCGCTAGATGTACAACGTCATCAGCATCGACATTCCAAAACCAGCGCGTCGGACACATTTCGGCAATAACCTCGATCGCTTCAAAATAAGTTTGATTTGAAAATTCATAAGTTTCCGTATCGCCCACCGGATAAGTTGACGTTGCCGTATAGTCCACCGTCCCGCCCTCGGCTGTGAATCGGTCTAAAACATATTGCAACATGCTCTCCGGGTCTTCTGTGGAGCGTGTGAAAGTGGTATTGCCATCGGCATCCTCCAAAACATACTCGGATAATTCCATCATATTCGATAAGAAGTGAACGTCGACATATTCCTTTGAGCCTTGTAAGACCGGGCTGTATCTGGTGAGCTTCCCGGAGTAAATCTGAACGCCTTTTTTGCATGAGTCGGCCTCGTAGTCTATCCAATCAAGGCGGATTCCGGTGATGTCTACTTGCGCGCCAGTATAAGCAGGATATAAAGCGATCGAATCAATAGCGCTCGAATCAGGCGAACCAGAACCGATCGTTGCTGTGGCCCAGTCAAATTCAATCGTATTCCAACCGAACTGAAAGGGGTTCCCGGAAGCGTTAGTCGTTACTCGTTTATACCAGCAATCGGCGATTCCATTATCGCCCCATCTTAAATCTAAAGCTGTGAAATTGGTAAAATCTGTTATTGGAAAATAAATTCGGAGCTTAATCTTTCCAGTCCCCTCATAATCGCTTAAATCGATCGGAGCCATGTCTTCAACATATATCGCCGCATAATCAACACCGCTTTTTGTGACGTCGATGTCGAATTTAAGTGACCCGGCGCCGCGAGATACTATCTGGTCATCAGTTGCAATGTTATCGCCATCATCACGAACCCCCCACGTCCCATTTACTGAAACAGCATCGCAACTGTGGAGCAAGATAACATCCGGGTCCTCATCAAAACATTGTACTTTTAAGATGTTATTGAACAAGATCGACCCAAGCTCATCAAATTCGTTGATCTTCTCGGCAAGTGTGAGCTTTAACTCTCCCAAACCTGAATTGATCGTTTTGGTAAACTCCGGGAGCGTGACCACATTGTCGAGGGTCTTTAAATAGTTCCCGGCGCTGTCATAAATCTTGTAAAGGTAGCGTTTGTTCTTGGCCATTTATAAGTAGGTTGGTGTGTATTCGATGTCGACGTCGATGTTAAAAGCTGACGCCGTGACCTCTAAAGTGAGGCTGTTTGAGCCGGCTTGGAAGGCCGGAAAGATACCAGTATAATCCAATTCGGTCCCATTTAATTCGACGGTCTTATTCTCACAATCGATCTCTAAAACGTCGCTTGTTAAAAATGACGTCCCGACAATAATCTCATCATCCAAGGTGTTATTTTTAAAGCGAATCATTGTGACGCTAGTCCCGGAATTGATCGTGATTGATATAACTGGAAGCGGTGGCCCGGAACCTGTAAAGTCGACGCTGTAAACATGCGGCGTGGCTACAATGGCGGCCTCGTTATCTGTTGTCGTTGATGTCGCGTATCCAAAGGGGTCAACACATATAAACGTGAGCGAAAACGGGACGAAACTGTTATGATAACCGCTTCTCGGGACGTCTGCCTTTTCTAGTGTGGCGATATAACGCCTTGTCCCTCCTCCGTATTCGATGTCGAGGTTCTTTTCGATGCCCGATAAGTTCTCGAGCATATCATCGACCTTGGATTTGAAGTCTGCGGCACTTGCCCCGATGACGTGACCGGTTACTTGAATACGCCGGGCGCTTCTCCAATCTGATACGATGATTTGACCATGTTCGCGCGCTCTTTTATAAATATCAAGTTCGCGATCTGGCGGTGATAAGTGGCTGATTTTTTCGGTCCTATAACTTGACGATTGCAAGCTGTAGGAATTGAATGATATTGCTGTTCCTGACATATTTTAAGCGTTAGAAATACCAAAGCGGGCAAGTTCTTGTCCTCTTGCGAGGCCCTCCATAACGGCATTTTTGATGTATTGAATGTCCTCATTGCTTCTTACTGAATCGCGTCCAAAGTTTAAGGTGATACCGCCTCCAGTTTTATCCAAAGGTGTTACCGATGCGCCTGTTGGAAGCTGTAAAAGCTCCGGGCCGGCCTCTCCAACGATAGCCGCTCCACTTCCGGTGATGATACCACCTTCCGCAAGTAAAGGGATTGTCGATATTGTAGGCATACCCGGAACGGTCGATGCGATCGAGTTCGCTTTCGTAATAAAGCTATTTATCAGATTTATGACATAATTGATTCCCTCTTTAACCTTAATTTTAATCCCTTCCCATATTCCCGTAACAACATCCGACATACCATTCCACATATTCGACCATCCGGCCGATAATGAATCCGACATGCTACTCCAAAGCTCGGAAAGCCATGTCGCGGCGACTTCAAAGGCAAGTTGTAATCCTTCCCATATAGTCCCGAAAAATGCGCTTATGCCTGTCCAAGTTGATGTCCAAAGTTCAGAAACGAAAGTGGTAAACCCTGTCCAAACCTCGAGAAACAACTCAAAGGCTACTACCAAAAATTCTGATACTGCTTCCCAAACAATTCTTAAAACATCTAGCATGTCATTCCAAGCTCCCTCCCAATCAACGCCGAGCATTGTGAGAATAGTCAGGAATAATCCGAGGACTAAATAAAGGGCTGTTGATATAATTGTGTAAAGTGTTGTTAAAATCGTACTTAAAACCAGTATTATTCCATCCCATGCGACTTGTAAGGTTTCACTTACTGATGTCCATAAGTCGGAAAAATAAGTGGCTATTGAATCGAATACCCCGGTGGCGGTGGCTGATAGTCCCTCCCATAAGGCGCTCAAATAAGCGACCACCTCGTCCCATTTAACGACCATATAAACGATCGCGGCTATCAATAGACCAATCCCGAGGACAATGAGCGTCACGGGGCTAAAAATAGCCGCAATGACCACTCCGAGCGACGTAAACCCTGCAATCAGCATCGGCAACATCCCAATCAATAAAAGAATCGGGCCGAGTATGGTAAGGAAAACGCCAGCAAGGGCAATTCCAATTCCAACGAATTTGAGTAAGTCTGGATGATTTGTGTTCATATCGGTCATAAATGTCGCAAGCTTCTCCGCAACAGCGGCAACAGCGGGCAACAAAGCTTCCCCGAGCGTCTCTTTAAGGTCTCCGAATGAGTTGCTCATGGCTTGCAATGCGCCTTCTGTGGTTTCGCGCATCAAAGCGTTATTCGTTTTTAGGTTGGATGCCATGATCTCTTGAATCGCCAAAACTTTTTCTTCCTCTGTTCCAAGTTCCAATATTGCTTTTTGATTTTCGTCGACGATGATTCCCTGATTCTTCAATCTTGATATATCGATACCGTTCATCATTTTCCCAAAGGTATTCGCGGTCGCGTTCATTTGGTCCTGACTCACTTCCGCGCCGTACATTGCCACGGCGTAGTCCTGCATTGTAGCGGTCAAGTCTCCAATGGCCCCGGTGCTAACTTGGAAAGTCGCAAGTTGAGCCATCCCGGTCATCGTTACCTCATCGCCAATCACTCCGACGGCCTGTTGAGCGGCGGCAAGTTCTTTTAGCGCGTCAACCTGCTCTAGTGTCGCTCCAGCGATATTCACCATTGCATTTTCTAACACCTTTTCGGCTGTTTCCTGTACGGAGGCCGAATCAATAAAGCTCTTTGTCATTAAAGCTAATGCGGCGCCGGCAACGGTAAAAGATGTCCCGACTTTTTTAAAATCTGCGGCGGTACTCTCCGAAAAACTGCTGACCGATTTGGTCGCGTCATCGAACCCACTTTTTAGATCATCAACCGATGCTTTAAGCGTAGCGACGATTGAGCCAACATTTAAGGCCATAAGCTACTTGTTAAAAATCTTTTTGAGGTTTTCTAATCCAGTCCTGTCAATTTCTGCCTCTATTATACTATCCTCGGGACGTTTAAGCGAATTTTTTAAATTCATAAAAGCCTGATTTTGGTCCTTCACATGGGGCGCGATTGAATTAAAATAATCATAAGCCCATTCCTCGGATTTAAGGTGTTCCATTTCGTTATGCATCAAAAAGAAGTGGCGCGCGGATAGTAGCGGCCACTCCCAAGGTTTCGGAAAGTTAGGATAAAAGCGACTCATTGCCGCGAATACCCTGACCAATCTTATTTTTTTTTTGCACCTTCTTTAGCTTCTGGCGTTAGCGCCGGAGTAAGCTCTTGAGGCAAGTCACCCTTCCCGGATACTTCCGAGACGATAGCTTGCACCATCATTTCGAACTGTTTAATCGTCATTTCCCGGAGTAAAGGCTTTTTATCCTCTTCCACAATCCAATCCTCGATGATAGCAACGGCCTTTTTCATGGCCCCGAGATTGCCCTTATCGATAGAATTAAAATGCTCCAGCATTTCAGCAAGCTCAACAAGCCCGGGTGATCGGACTTCCATGACCTCACCGGAAAGCCTTACTAGCACCGGTGCGTTTTTGATCTGGTCAAGATCGACAATATTCGACATAAAATAGGTTTTTAGGTTTTAAATTTGGGGCCAAGCAACTCCACTACTCGGCCCCAAGGCTTCCTCATTTATTAAGCGGTTGAATCTCCGATCAACCCAAGGTAGCTTCCGTCTGATTTTGTTTCGTCAATTAAAGCCGCGAATTCGACTTCAAAAACTCTCTCCTCATTGTGTCTGTAAGGGATAACGATTTCGCTAACACAAACAGCTTTGTATAGAACTACATCATCGGCAAGATTGGCCGGTAAGTTCTGGTTTGGATGCAATACCACTTCATAAGCGGATGCTGACAATAACTCTCCTGCCTCCTTACCAATAGTAAGTCTGGCATCACCTCCGGCAAGCGTTCCCAAAGGAATTGCTTTTTTGAAGTTCAGCATTGTTGATTCGGCGATTTTGAATTTGACTTTGAAGCCCTCGCCGATTAGAGCTTTTTCGACTACTGTGTCGCCGTATTTATCCACCATTATATCCTTAAAGGATGGTGAATAAGCGACTTCCGCGCCTCCGATAGTGTGACCAACGTCAACTCCGTTGATCGACACGTTACAAGGCCCGATTGCTACGTTTGTGACGTCCGCCATTGTTATAGGGGTTAAAAATTAACGTGTTTTAAGTTGTATGTTTACGCTCCACTCATGGCGATCATTGGTGTCCCTTTGAAGGTATCCAACATCCCCGATCGGGTGCATAACCATTATATAAGTCCCTGCCTCGGCTACTCCATTTTCGTCTGGAAAGTTGAAGTTGCGTTGCCGCTGACAGGCATCAAAAATACTCTCTGCGATTGCTCGACCTGCTGAATAGCTTTGATGTCTAACTAAAGCCTGAACGCTTGGTTGTTCAATAGGCACATATTCGTTTGGCGGTGGCCCGCCTGTTTCATATAGACCGATGCAATTATCGACGTCCTCCGGGAGTGTTGATATAAACATATCAGTCCCGACGGTTCCGACGCTTTGGTCTTCCAACCATTCTGCAAATTCTTTTATAAGTGTCATTGGAATTTAGATTTAAGTTTTGCCGCGATATACTCGGCGATGACTTCTCCATTACGATCAACGGGGTCTTTTAGATACCTTCCCTTGCGTCCATTTTTGAACTTGTATTCGGGATGCTCATGTAACCGCGCCGCATAAGGTGTGTTGTATCCGACGTCGACTTCATTGGCTGATGTCAGCCTTGCCGTATCGACGCTCCCGGAATTAAGCAATGTCCCTTCTTTTATTGGGACCTCTTTATTTGCAAGCCTTAATAGTTCGTCGCCACCTTGTACAAGGCCGCTTTGAATCTCGGCGATGGCCTCTTCTTTTAACTTGCCAAGCGCGCTAATAAGCTCATCGACTCCCGTGATTTCAAGTTTCAAAGTTCCCATTCCTGCCATAATTATATCTTTTTTAAGAACACTTGTACATGATGAACGTCGTCCCGGCCCTGTCTGTTGTATAATGCGACCACTTCCCAATTCTTACTCCGATAAGCGATCTTGTCGTGTTTATCGATAGTCGTCCCATAAGGAAACCATGCTGACGCGTCTGTTTCGATAAATTCACCAGTTGCGCTCCGGATAACTTTATATCGCTCTTGGAATCTTGCCTTGATTGATGCTCCGGAGCCGTATGCGTTCTCGCCATAAGCATTTTTTGAGCTTCTGTTGTAAACTGTGACGGCCTGATTTAAGTGTGAAAGTATAGACATTTAAGAAGTGATGTTACCTAATCGTGTGATGTATTTTTTCAGATAGTATTTAGCGCGGGCCGGAATACGGGCATCAACGCCCTCGGCGAATGTTTCGCTGAACTCTCCGATTGAATAATTCGTGATAGATGGGTCTCCCAAGCTATCGCCAGCACCGGAAAGCAACCATGTTGCGATCTCATAAGTTGCGTATTTGATCTCATTCGGGATTTTCTCGATGATATAATATTGATCATCAGCATCCGGAGCAACAGAAAAATCACCGTCTAAAGTGAAGGTCCCCGTGGCGCGAGCAAAATCTTGTATTCTTAAAAGCTCATATTCGGCATCGCCTGTTCTCATTTCCAAGGCCCATCCATTAAAATAATCATCCGGATAGTCCTCTTCCCCTGCATAATCAGCGTCGACAATAACGCGATCAGTACCATCCAAGCTGACTGAATCAATCGTCCCAGATTTGAACTCTTGCCAATCTCGAGGGAATTCTAATGGTTGCAATGGGCTTAAACGATACTTACCGCCTCTAAAACGAAAGGAATCGACTATCTTGGCCGCCTCAACTAGCGCGGCGGATTTCTGGTCATCTGTTGCGGCATCCCAATCGGAGGCGCCATATCGAGCTTCAAAAAAGGCGTCGGCCTCTGTTAAAACAGCGTATGAGTTCGCCGAGAATTTGGATGGAACGGCATCAATAGTGATTGGCATATATAAGGGATTAAATCGCTTATATTATATCACCCTTACGAAACATAATAAACATCGCGGGTATTCCAGCGCGTGCGGCCGAGGTATGTCCAATCGGTGAATCGAGTATGCTTATCAAAAAGAGCGATCAATTCCGTGTTGTTTATATTCTTACCCTCTAGCCAATCCTCCGCATCGGTCCCGATCTCCATAAAGATTCCCTTATTCGTGATTTTATCGAGTTTTTTAAGACCCTCAATCGTGTAATCAATCCCTGTTTGTAAGGAATGATGCAAAACGGCAAGACAGATAGTATAGTCATATGTTTTGGTTTCAGAAAGGTTGATAAAATCGGCATGCTCATACGTTGCGCCGCTTGGGTCGTCAAATTCGAGCTGTTTCATGGCGTCGACATATTGAGGGTCAATATCTATGGCGTGGACCGTGTGACCGTCCCGGGCAAGCTCTCGTGTAAAGTATCCAAGGCAAGCTCCAATATCGAGAATCGTGGATGGCCCTTCAATAATACTCTTCATCATTTTCAGGCGATCTTTACACTTGCGGCCGAGTTTAAGGTCCTTTCCGAATCCTTTTGGGAGTGGTTGATACTTCTCTTTTTTGCCCTTATTGATCTCGTGCTGTAGTAAGTGATCGAAATTTTTAATCCTGTGCATCTTACGAAAGTCATCCCAAGTATCCTCATGCTCATCAACTAGGAAGCTATCAGCGCCAAGGGCGATCAAAGCGGCGGCACGATGATGACCGTCACGAATACAGCAATCCCCGGATTCGTCGCGCTTGTGAATCATCACCGGAAACTCAATCCCGTTGTTCATTATGTCCAAGATTAAATCTTGAAAGTCTAAACACCGTTTAATAATACCGGCCTCGTCTGTTGCTCCGAAAAAACCTTCCGGCAAGAGCTTTAAAGCGTCCATTCCATATTTAAAATAATCTGTATCCACAAACTTACAGTCCTCCTGCCCCAATACGAGCTTGGCGAACTTATAATGAGGTGACTCCTTAATTGGCGTCTTAATTGCCAAGTCGTCTCCGTATTTTTGAACCGGGTCGCAATTCTGGACCATCGAAAACAACGTGTCCGATGTTACTGTAACTGGTTTGCGGGGCTTGCCCATTTTATCAAACATATTTTGGGGTTAAATTTTTTTATAAGCGACAACATTCCATTTCCATATTTTCGAGGATACGCTTTGATTTAAAAATTGCTCCTCTTTTTCTGATAGCTTCCCTCCGGGGAATACCCTTTCAAACTGATCGGCCCACCATTCCAGCGGGTACAATGTAACGTGTGAGGCGTCGCCCTGCGCGTGTTTACTGTCCCCAACTTCCGGATAGTGCATTGTTATCCCTCCGGGCTTTAAAATCCTCTTAATCTCATCAATAAGACCCGGGATTGCCTCTTCATAAATATGCTCAAGGGTCGCTAGTGAATAAACAAAGTCGAAACTGTTATCAGGGAATGGCAATAAGCCTTCCGAAATATCACATAAAAGCACCCTGCTTTGATCGTATGAGTTATCGACAGCGTATTCGGAGCAATCGATTCCAACAGCATCAGCGCCGAGCAAATTAAGATGTTTGACTTGATAGCCAAAACAACATCCAATATCTAGCACCTTTTTGTCTTTAAGATCGAACACGGCCATCAGGTCCCGAGCATCGTTCTCATGCGTTGACCCTTCCTGATAATCGAAATATCCTCCTTTAGTCGCCTTGTGATCGACGCCCATAAAGTATTCCTTATCATAGAATTCTGGTTTGATTTTAGGCATGGTTTTTGAGTTTTAAGAAGTATTTGTGGAAGCGCTCGGCTACGGCTTCCCAATCGTAGATTTTAATTAAACGGCGAGCCTCTTTATCACGTTTTTTGAGGCCCTTTCCGTTGTTATTGTAGACTTTTCTCAAGAGTTTTTTAAGGTGAGCTTTATCAGGTTCGGCCCATTTGGGCTTCTCATCCTTCCCATAATAAGGCTCTTGATCGTTATTGTGGAATGTCGAATGGACCATCTTGGATTTAATCAACTCGGTATTTTCTGGAGTGCAAAAGCTCATATTGCCACCCCAACCAGTACAGATCACCGGAGCGCCGCAACATAAAGCTTCCAAAATGCACATTCCAAAGCCTTCCGATCTATGCGGATTCACAAACGCCCCGTTGACAGCGGCCCGGCGGTAGTATTTAGCCAACTTCTCGGGCGTCCAATAATTCCATTCGTAAATAACACTTGGAGGGTTCTTATGCTTACTCCTTAAATCTGCCAAAGCTTTTTGCGTATTTTTTCGGTGTCCATAATTCCCATCTTTGAAAAATAACACAATGTTATCACTCCCGGTGAACTCTTCAAAGTATGCTTTCAATAAAACATCCGTTCCCTTGCGCGGTTGGGTTGCACCGTTAGCGAACAAAAAGAATGTATCCGCGAATTGAATGGCCGGGACGACCTTTGGATTATAGATATTTTTATCAAGTCCGTTAGGGCTTAAATCGATGACTTTCTCCTTTGGGACTCCTGATCTGATTAAATTCTCACCACAAAACGGCGATGGCGGATTGATTAGATCGGCCTCCTTTAAAGGCTCGAGCCATGACTTCTGACAAACGTCATTTTCCTGATGGACCCACCAATGCTGTTTCCCTTTATATTCCATGACGTTCCCGGTGCATATCCGGAGGCCCATCGGGACGATCTTTTTGGTTGGCTTGCGGATAACATTCCAGCCTTTTTCCCTTAATTTAGCGACCACGTTGGTCGTGCATATGCAAAGCGATTCCATGCAATCATCCCCATGATAATCGCGATAGACTGTGATCGTGTTATTCTTATTGATTTTCTTTTTGATGTAATCGAGATTCGATTGGAACTTATCAAACCATGCTTTCCCTTTTTCGTCTTTGTAAGTGCTGTGATATTTATGCTCCCATGGAAATTTGACTGTATAGCTATGCCACCCGGCAAGTGACGCTCTTAAACAAAGCTCGCTATCCTCATGCCAAAACTCTCCCATGCCCCATTCGTCTAATAATCCGACTTCATGAAACACCTCGCGGCGAATCATAGTTGCACCACCGGAAACAACGTCGACTTGAATCGGGTCATTTTCTGGCGACATTAAACGCATCCCCGGTTGATTGAAGTCAAAAAATGTAGTCCCTAAACGCCCAACGAATCCGACGCTTGGGTTATGTAAGAAGATTTCGAGCATAATTTTGTCCCAATCAGGCCCTACAGTCGAATCATTGTCGAAAAATGCTAAATAGCGGCCTTTAGCGGCCTTGATGCCGTCATTCCGACCTCCAGCCACCCCGCGATTCGTTTCGTTGAGTACAAGCGTGATATTTGGCCTCTTTTCTGCGAGTTCCTTAAAATATTCCGGAGTCCCGTCTTTTGAGCCGTTATCGACTAGAATCAACTCATAATCGCAACTCGTATGCTCAAAAATAGAATCGAGGCATTTGACGGTCATTTCTAAACGATTCCACGCCATAATGATAATGCTCACATCGTAAGAACGGCGCCTTGCATCAGCTCCAATGACTTCCGGCCGGACTTGGATGTCCATTTTTTCATACCCTTGAGATTCCAAGCCTTTCTCGGCCCAAAAACTATCCGGGACCTCGACAATTCTACCTGTTGGATTTTTTACCCACATAATAAAGATTTTAATTTATTTGCTGTCTGTTTATATGTCCAATTTTTAGAGACCCACATGGCGTTCTTATAATTCCACTCGTCCAACATGGGGTCATCTTGGCGATTGTAAATCTCGCGCATCATTCGGGCCATGTATCCAACGTCGCAAGCAATCATCTTCCCGGTGTCTTCTGTCTTATAGTGATCGTATTGGGCGTCGCACCAGTCCCAAGTCAGCTCGATAAAACGACCTTGATCGAAATACTCGCCCATCCCGGAGCCGTCTGGAATCATTACGGGAATCCCTGTTGCCATAGCTTCAAGAGGGGTGTGTCCAAAGCCTTCTCCCCTGCTCGGGAATACCATGCAATCGGCCTTATTTATCACTTCCATTTGTAAGCGGTCCCGGGGAAATTCTCGATAGTCCCATTCGATATTCGGATACTGATGCATCGGTGGCATGTTGCCTTTAGGCCATACTGTCTTGAATATAAGCTTTACCGGGTCATCAGGTTTAAACGCCTTTTGGAAAGCCTTGAAAGTTATGTCCCATCCTTTTCGATAACCATAAGCGTCATAATGCAGGAAAGTATAAACTTTCTTACCTTCCGGGCGCTTATAATACTTGAAAAACTTGGGATTGTAGCCAAGCGGAACGACCTCGGCATCAAAGCCAGCATCCTTCATGGCCTGTTGATTGAACTTACACGGGACGATGATAAGATCGGCTTGTTTAAGCGGTGCAATCCAATCATCGGGGATTTTACTCGACTCGAACATCGTGAAAATGACAAGCTTCTTACATCCCCATCGTTTAATAAACTTGATGTTGTGCGGATAACCGTAAACAAGGCCCACGTCGCGGCCTTTATAGTCTTCAATCAAATTGACCCCAACCTTTTTGAGCGACTCTTCAATATCGGCTCGCGATTGAGGATAACCGTTGCACGCTTTATGCGTGACGCTTTTAAAGCTGATGTCCATAATGTAGGTTTTGAGGTTTTAATCACGTTGCCCGCCCCGGGGTAAGCAGGGCGGGCGCTGTGAACAAAATGTCTATCGTGTTTTTTGATCGGCCGTGATGTCGCGCTTATGGCTCAAACATCCAAGTCAATCGGGTGTCGACGTTTAGGTTTGCACATCGACTGCGGCTGTGTTCCGTAGAATTGCCACGCCGTACAATACGTCGAGGGAGTATTTAGTTGCCAATGCACCGTGATCGTAAGATTCGGTGTATCGGATACCTAAACCAGAAACAGGGTCGGCCACATAAGCTTGCTTTGCTCCTTTACCATCACCGGAAGTTCCAAGATTACGGAATCCACAAACGAACGCTGTCTTGTGGAAAGCGATGTTGTGAGTTGTAACCGGGGAAGCTCCAACTTGGAGAATACCTTGGTGAACAAAATGTTTGAATCCAAGAATCGGTCGAGGTGAAATTAGGCCGGTTGAATTGATCGACGCGGCTTGTGCTTCACCAACACTTGAAGCTGAATAAAAGTCAGTATCCTGCAATAGAGCGGATTCATCTTTTGGATGCCAGAAGATGTAACGATCAGTTAGAGGGATTTTAGCCTCATTAAGGGTTTGACGTACGTCCACGATAAGATCGCGATCGGCATCAGTTCCCGGGGTTCCGTCACTTTGAGTGAGTGTTGCATATAGAGCAAGAATGTCGCCGTCGAATTGTTCTGCAATTCCGCGTAGACCTTCCGCAATATAACCTTCTCCAAGATTTATCATCGAGTGAAGAGCTGTTACATCTTCCACACCAAAACAAACGTATTTGTGTTTGTTGATGCTTAAAGAAACAACGGAAGTTGTTGGCTCTTCAACTGTCATATCTGTTTGTCCGCTCTTGTCTCTAACTGTTAGAGTTCCGAGGCTTGGAATGACAACGGTATCACCTTTTTTGAAGGTGGCCATTTGGTCCACGTCAACATAATCTTTATCTTTGGCGATCTTGTCGAGTAGAACTGACGAATTGCGGAGAATATCAAGTGCTTTGTTAGCAATAGTCTCCGGGGTAAGGTTCGTCTCCTTATCGATATATGAGGTCATCGTTTATAAGGGTTAGAAATAGTGTTACCCTTCTGTGATAAGTCCAGCCTTTTCAGCTTGTAAGATAGCTTCCTCGTTCTCTCTATAAAAGTTGTTATCGCGGAGCTGTGAACGTGTAAACGTATTCGGCCCGCCAGCACCACCATCGCCGCCTCCTGCGGGTGGGGTCGAGCTTCCCCCTTTGGGAGTGGTTTTGGCTTCTGCTTGTATAAAGTGAGGGTTGCTGTCAGCAAATTCCTTTACTAGAGTTTCAAGGGTTGCTGAATCGATGTTCCCATCCTTGTCGAGCGACATTTTTGAGTGATCGATTAGCTTAAAAGCGTCATCAGGAGCGACAATATTATGTTTCGCGGCTTCTTTTAGAAAGGCGAACTTTTTGGAGGAATCGGACAGCTTTGTTTCTAACTGTTCGCGCTTCTCCTTTTCGGAGTTGTAAAGCTCTTCAAACTTTTTATCGCTTTCGAGCTTGTCGCGTTCAGCTTTCTCTTTAGCTTCCCGGAGTTCTTTCGCCTCGGCTTCTGCGGCCTTGGCTTTCTCCCTCCAATGCTCCTTTTGGGCTTGGATAGACTTAACGTCAAGGGTCGGGTCGTCTTTCGACGGGTCATTTTCAGGCGTTTTGTCGCCAGCGGGTTTTTGGGGTTCCTCGCTATCACCCTTTTTGTCATCTTTAGACATAAGATTCTTGTTATGGACTTTAGTGTCCGAAATAAAGGTTTTGCAGTTACATTATAGCGCCTATTTTGTACGGCTTGCAAGTTCTGGATGGTACGGGTCAAAAACATGCCTACAGTTCGGCCCGAATATATGCCCGGAATTTCCCTCCACATCTTCCAAAGTTGGATAGCCTTTCGTTGCTCCGGTGAGCGATATGATTCGTCCTTCCCATTCCCCGCAACTCGGACAAGTTGAGCCATGGCCGGATATGATCGCCAAGTCGAAACCATGCTCGACCATTCTCATCCCGACGGCGGTGTTATGAGCTTGCATTTGTTTTGTGCGCCCGAGCATCTTGGCGTAAACATCAAGTTGCCAAGCCTTCCCGGAACGATCTCTTATTGCGACGATACCTGTATTCGTGAAAGTCTTTTTGATTGCGGCTGTCTTGGCTTTTAGAGTAGTCCCTTCAATAGTGGTCTCGGCCATCTTGCGGCGGATTGCTACGCGTTGAGCTTCCGAGATTGTGCGTTCAGCGTTCTTATAAGTAAGCGTCAGGCCATTCGCAAAATCATTATAAGTTGAAGTGACTATCGCCTCGATCTGCGCGCCGTGGACCTTGTTAAAAGCGGCGCCTGTAAGCCCTGACACGCTCGGAAGGTCTTTGATGGCATCTTGTGACAACTTTGCTTTCAAAGCCGTTGTTTTGGTGTCTGCGCGAACGACTCCAGCGTAATAAAACTCCGGGACGTTCCTTTCAACCCATTTTTTAGTATCGGCATCGGTAGCGGCTAGAATCGCCGAGATTTGTCTTAATGTACTGGCCGCCTGTGCGCGTTTAAAGTCGGTCCCTAAAGATAGCATCGATTCGCTTATGCGGAGCGCGGCCTCTTTATAAGTAGAAACTAGCGGATTGATTGGGGTATCGGTGAGACCCTTGGCGGCTGAATAAGCCTCTCGATACTTTGCGATTTGTTTTGCGGTTACTGTTGCCATGGTTGTCTTTCGTCATCATTTAATAAATCTGTCAGGAGCTTTCCCCAGTATAACATTGCATCCCCGGCATCATAATTTGATACACGATTTGCGATCATATTCGCGACGCCCTGCTTACTTTCGTCAGTTAAATAGAATCCACATATAAACACCTTCCCTTGCTTCTCAAAATGCTCTGATAATTGATACAATGCTTTTTCTATAGTTTCAACATCGTCCATAAAAGAGGATTATTCAACTGATGGCTCCTCGGGGTCCATGGGGGGAATCCCGGCCGGAGCGGTTGCGCCAAAGTCAGGCGTATTGGATTTAAGCCTTTCAAGTTCTTTTTGGATTTCGTCTTCTGTCCAATTCGGGTTTCTTTCCCGGACGGCTGTTTCGTCGCTCAAAGCTCCTGAATTAAGCTCAATCTCTCTGATTTCTGCCTCTTCTCGGAAGTCAGTAGGAAGTCCATCTTGGAATATAACGTCAACCTTTATAGGTTCCGGGCCACGATCTGCGGAATTTTCTGCTAATGCCTCAAACTCTTGCGCTACCAGTAGGGCCTTTTTAAGCACCTCCTCAAAATAAACCTTTTTGCGTTTAATCTTGGCAATGGTGCGGAGCATCTTAAATTTGAGCGCTCGGCCGCTTTCAGCCATACCACCGGAATCGACACCTAATACACCGGGGCTTGTTTCTGTAATCATAAAGAGGAATTCCATAAGCTTATCGATCTGCTTAAAGGATTCGTCCAGCTTACCATCCCAAGTGATATATTCGGGTTTGACTATGCCGGAATCGTTACTTGATACCTCGAACATTTCGAGATTTTCACGTCTTACATTGCCATTTTCATCCAGTACGCCCGGAGGGACGGCAAGTTTAGGGTCTGAATGTTTGGTCAAGATGCGACTGTTGCCGCTCATGCGATCGTTTACCTCTTCAATTAAGCTGTGGATGTCTTCATAATCAGATTGGCCGAAATGATGGGCCGGTGATGATCTAAAGTTTGGAATATGGAAGATCGAGAATCCTTCAATCCCTGTCCATTCTTCCTCGGCCGGTGGGTTGTCATAAATCTTGGCTAGATTGATTTGACCATCCAAGCGATTTCCTTTCACCTTCCAAAGCTCATTTAATATTCGACCGTTAGGGAAATGACGTTCCTTTCTTAAATAGTCATCACTTCCAATTCTTTTTTTCCATGCGAGGGTCATTTCTTTTACGATATTGGCGTTGTCAGGGTCTAGCACCGGGATATAAATATCTGGTTGCACGAACTCGATGATTGCGCCCATTTCCTTATTGTCTTTGATTCCAACTTGCGCGAGGTCGCCAAGGCGGACTTTGTACAATGCATCGCCCTTGTAAGAAGTGACCAAAGAGGTCTCCCAATTAAGGGTATGCAAGTTATTGTTCTCGATGATTCTGGCGATGTTGTCTTTCTGATCGTCACTTGCATCATCCGGGGCCTCCACAATAACAGGCTCTCCGAATAGAAAATCCGCCGCGACTTTAGATATAAGCCCGGCGAAATTGCAAGAGATATAAGTTTTAAGCTCTTCCGCTGTGAACTTTGCGTTTAAAGAAGCCGCGAAAGCTGATCGGTGAGACCCTTGGAAGAGATATTGATATTTGAGATATCGCGCGAATCGGGCCTCATCCTCCGCGCTTAAATATTTTTGATCGTCTGCCATAAGTATAATTGTTTAGAATCCTTTTGGTTTATGAGTGAACGCTCGAGTCTGTGGCTTATCGCGGAATCCATAGATTGCCATTGCATTGCTCCAGAAACTATCTCCGTGACCTTCTTCTGTTTCAACCGCTTGAAGCTCGTTATTGACCGCGAGAATCTGCCTTAAACCTCGGGGGTCATTTAACATCTCTATTTTACCACCTTTCACCTCTTTATCCCAAGCGGTAGCCATTTCGTTTTTCGATTTAGAGGTAAAATGGATTGGTTTATACTTCTGACGATCTAAAACGCCTTGTTCCAAAAATCCCTCCCATACTCCGTTCGTGTTGTCGAATAATATTGTATCAATATTAAGATTTTTTTGCATCAGCTTAATAAACTCGATTTGCGTCGGGTTGTCGGTGTCGTAAATATCCTCCGGTGCGCCCTTCATTCCATTCGTATAATTCCATCGGTCCATCCATTTTGAAACCATTTGTTGAATCTTATACATTGCGTTACCATGCTCATCCCGTTTGACGTTGCCGTGTTCGTCTTTCAAAAAGACCTTCTCATAAACCACGAAATGCGACGGGTGGCGCTTCTTACCAATATCGATGGCCCCGATACGTTGATTCCTGTATTGCGTATGCTCCGGCTCCAATTTCTGCATGATCGTATAATGCGGAAGCTCCTTATTGACCATCCCATAAAGCTCATCCGGGTTGAAGTATGTTTCGTCGAGCATTGCCGGCTTAATCATAAACTCCCGGGGGAATGATCGGGGCCGACGCTTGCGAATCTCGACAAGCTCTTCAAAGGTCAACCATTCGGGCCATAAAGCCTTGCCAGCGGCCTCATCCTCGATCGCCGGGCGCATCATAAGGCCGTAATTCGACAAGAGCTTATCATTATAAAAGAAGTCGGAATGAGATTGTGGCGTTCCGACAATATGAATCTCTCCGGTGAGCTTGTCAGGGATGTCGATAAGCATATCCTCAAAGGCGTCATTCACCTTGAAAATATTCGTCAGCATCATGCGATTTTGCGGGTCCTTAAACGGGTCATCGATAAATATGGCGTCCCCATGCAATCCGCGAACGGCGCTCATAATCCCATGCGGGGTGAGGCGGTAAACGTGCTTTCCATCCCATGTACATTCGATGATAAACTCGGCCGTCTTCTTACGATCTCGGCATCGTTCAAAAAAGGGGTTCAAAGCCATATAGCGTTTGATCTCCCCGATATGATATTGAGCCATGTCCTGCTTAAACGAAAAATAAAAGTCTTTAGTATCGCGCCGGGCGAATCGGAATATCCTCCACATGGCGTAAGCGTGCAATCCTGTACTCTTAAAATGGTCCCGGGGAGACTGCCGGGCCGTGTATCGATAGGACTGCATAAAATCGGCGATCTCATGGACGTATTGCCCGGAAACGAATCCTTTGGGGAATGATAACGAGAAAATATGATCTATAAAGAAGCCGAAATTTAGTGATGCTTTCGTGATGACCTCTTGAAGCTCCTCTCCTGTCATTGTATCCGGATGCCGTGGTGTTATAACAGGGCGAATCCTATTTATCTTGAGCTTGTTCGACAGGGTCGAGGGTGTTTCGGAATTGATGTTCGGGTTTTGGTTCATTAAGTTTTGGTTGGGCGTATTGCTGTGCAATCTCGACGATCTCGGCGTGTTGCCTTCCATCTATCACGTTGATCTCGACGTTGTTTTGCGTGAATGATTGCGTGATCTGTTGAATGACTCCCCAATAAGTGGCAAGTTTATCCTCATCGTCCCGGACGTGTTTCAACATATTTAAAAGCGAATACTGCTCATCGCGCTTCTCCTTCTTCATGTCTAAAAAGGCCCCGAGCATCTTTGGATTTAGTCGCTTCTCGCCATCAATTTCGGTAAACAATAAATTGTTATAGATATTTTGAGCAATTTCGTCAGCCTGTTCGATCTCCTTAATCTTATCCTCGATCTGATATTTTGCGTGTTCGATTGATTGGATGCGGCCACGGCTTAATCGTTCAAGTTGAGCGTCTCTTGATACTCCCTCGGAACGCTTTTTCTGAACAACCTTGATCGCTTGCCAAACAGTCGATAAGGAACAATCAAAATCTCTTGCGATAGTCCTTCCAGTAGCGCCATCGACGTATGCTTGCCACATTTGAAAATACCGGGTCATCGTCTCGGGTTCTAATCCCAATAATGACGCCCTACCCTCTCGCGTAGTTGGCAAGTTTCGCTTGTGCGAATGGTTTTGCATAAAATGAGGTTTTTGTGTTCGCACTATCTATTATAAGCCAAACAACAGGTTAAATCAATGCCTGTTTAAGCCACTTCATTCATAAATCCAAGAGTGCTTCCGGTGTTGGTGTATTGATTGCCGTCAGTAGGTTCAAAAACATAACCGATCTCATTTTCGTTCTCTACAAATACAAAACGATTTGCCCATTTCGCCGGGACAGCATAAATTTGTCTCAAGCTACCAATGCCCCTGACTGTCTCCGCGGCTTGTCCTGCGAGTGCACAAATTGAATATAATAAAGGCATCGTCCATTTCTTGTCGTCTTGGGTCATCATATTGACTGCTCCACTCCATGTCTGTTGGATTCTTGCGTTTTTCATTAAGATTTTCTTATTAGCCGGTGTTGATGGGTCAAAGCACATCACCTTCTCAGCGTCATTGTTCCCATTGGATGTCATAAACAAAGAGGAGGAATTTATAAAATCAGAATTTAAACCAGCGGCCGCGCCGTTAGTTATTAAACCATATATTCTCCCATCTGCTTCCGCCTTGCCGATTTGTGGCTCGAATATAGCGCCTAAAATGACAACCTTGTGATGCTCTCTCCCATTTAGTAAATCTTCACATCTAAAGGCGACCATTAAGCTTTCGGAACTTTCGATGATATAAACATCCTTTGGGCGACCGGCTTCCCCGGCATTTGTAACGGCGACGGAATAATATCCACTCCATCTTACGCCTTGCCCCCAAGGTTCCGCGCTATCCCATGCGCCAAGTGTTCCTCCGTCTGGAGTGATTGCGACATAAATCGGGATTCTTGAACTTAAAGTTCCATGCAACCATCCAAAGGTGCTACTTGATGGATGTCCGGTGAATAAAGCTCTTAAATTAGGTGTTCCGCTCCCCGCTTTCGGGCCGATCTCTAAATATCCAGCGGCGCTACTCTTGGTCTCCCAATGAGTAGAATTATCGATCGCGGCCTTGAGGGCATCTAAATCTTGTTGTAATGACCCCGGGTTACCTCCGTTGGCCTCATAATAAGCGCTTTGGACCCATGTAAGTTGCGTTAGCATAATAGAAGGTTAAATATCAGAAATGTTGGAAAAATAAGCTAGTGTTTTGATGTAATTGTAAGCTTGCGTGTATAAGCTGTCAGCGGATTCGGTGTCATATGGAATTTTCACGAACCATTCATGTAAAATCTCATTGCTATCTCTCCCGGCCGCATCTTTATAGAATATGATCTGGCAATCGAATTGATCTTTTGCTCCCGTAAGCTTTCCAATGCGAACGTAGGCTTGCCCTAGTGAATAATCTGCGCCGTCCGCTGTGGTTGTGTTGAGGTCTGTAAGAATAGCCATGATTAGATTTTAATTAAATACTAAAGGGGAAGGATAAAGGAAATTAGATGGTGGCGGCGGTGGGGCTGGCATATCGTCGAAAGTCACTACCACATTATCACCATCCAAGGCTTTCGATACGATGTTCCAAGTGTGCGCCCATACGAAATTCGGATGATAGATGAAAATATTTGAATTTGTCGGCAACTGTACAGGGCCAAACTTCTCATTTGGTAAGCGTATAAAATTCCCCGTCACATCAACGTCAGTTAGTCCACCGGGCATTGTAGCCGCCGGGAATGTCCACGTTTGATTGCTCGGCCCGATTGTCCCATATGTCCCATCGTAAAAATTCGTGAATTCCGCGTAACTATTTGTTGTGGGGTCTGGCGGCAAGCCTCTTGCGGGCGGCTCTTCTCCAACTTCCGGCTCTATAAATAAAACACTATTATCCTGTTGGAAAATTTTAAGCTCTTCCCTTTTGCGTCTTAAAGCGCTCGGGATGCTTAATAACAATGCGCGCATTTCTGGGTTCTCTCTTGGGATTGGTATAAAAAAACAGGATTTATCAGGTGTTAAATGAGCAGAAAAAAGCTCCTTATTCGGGTCATTCACGGCGGCCCAACCAAGCCATATATTCTTCAAAATAAAAATGTAATCAATTTTATATGAGGCCATAATTAACGCATGTTATACAGTAAATTCTCAAGATAAGCTCGCTCTTTTGTGTCTAAAATTCTATCGAAAAACCCAAGCGTCTCAAACTTTGCGGCTGTGACTCCAGTTGGCGTGATATTAGGACCGGGGAAGCAAGCGTGAGCATATGGCGCCCCTTGGAATAATCCAGCTCGATGACTCCCTAATGTATAGCTTGTCGCGTAATCTGTTTGATTTATTCTAATCTCTTCCGCTCCCGAGCTTTGATATTCATTTATCCATGCGACTTTTTGCAAACCGTGAGGGTCAACACCAGCGCCTTGATATCTTGCATAACCTACGCCATCGATACTGACTAAACCCTCGGGCTTTGAGGAATATTCTCTTTGCCAAATTGATCGTTCATCGAATCCCGTTATAGTTGCCCAAAATCCCTGCATTGTATAAGACCTCGTCCCGGGATGATACAACGAAAACATTGTAACATCATTCCCGGCGTCGAGTTGGCCTTGGCGATTGAAGTTATATCCTCCGCCGACTCCAGTCCCGGGATATTCATATCCATCAGAATCAAAGGCTCCGCGATCATAGCCCAATGGATATATAAATATATGAGTATCGTTTTCAATTGGTTTGATTTCCCAATCGTCAATAATGCAACTCAAAGGCGTTGTCGTCCCGGTATTCCTTAATTGAAGCGCCCCTGTTGCACCAGCATAAGAGGAAAAATATATCGTTCCTTCAACTGGACCATCTGCCGCATTAAAATCTATCACTAAACTTAATTGCCACGGGGTCCACATCGCGATTCTAATTTGCGCGAATCCGGAAAGGACGTGGATTTTATATTTAAATTGATATGTCTGGCGATGGACAAGATTTGGCATCACGGTTTGGCCGAAAACGGTGTTATTGTATCGAGTATCATTATCAACACGTTGCGCGCTCACTCCACTTGATTTCCAAGGCAACGTCGTTTCTTCTGATGGCGTCCCTGTCCCCACAAAATACCAATCACCGGGGGCAATTCCTCCAACATATTCACCTTCAAAGCCCGGATTGTCCAAGATGTCATTTTCTCCGATTTGCAATACCGGGTCCATTAAATTATAAATCAAGTTATTGTCATGGTATCGATAATCATAAAGAGCCGCGGGTTGCATTTCCATTAAGTTGAAAATTGGCTCCTTTGGATTTCTTGCGAGTGCGTTTAACATAAAAAATTGGTTTAAGCGGCGATATTTGCATCCATATCATTATCGGCATTGCTGATTCCATAACAAATTCCAATATTGCCAGCCAAGCTGTCGCCTATTACGCTCGCGAACTTCCCGGCCGCGCCGACAAGTGGAAAGCTATAAGTTACGTTTTGAACTAGAAAAATGCTAGTCAGCACCGACTTACTTGCTGAAACAGCTCCTCCAAAGCTAATCCAACAGTTCTGATCGGCTTGGATTGCGATGATTTGGTTTGGTTTATATGATAGCTCTCCGGCCGTAGCGGTTGAACTATTGAACGCGATCGATTCGTGGAATATCTGATCGGAAGGGGCGTTTGCTTTGTATTTATCTTTTATGGGGAAACCTTTTTCAATTTCAGTTGGTCCATCGCTCATGGGGATTTGTGTTATTGAATAGCGCCTACATTATACCAAAAAACCGCGCAAGTGTAGAGCGGTTTGATGGAAACGTAATTATTAGCACCCTCCTAGATGCTCTTAACTATAAGTTATTATCTTTCCCGGGTGTATCGGATTCCTCTTCTGGAATTGGAGCCATTTCTTCTGTTTCCGGGACGTCATTTTCTGTTATCCCTTCCGGGTTTACCTCTTTTGAACAAACATCATAAAGGACATTTAAGTGTTCATCGCAAATTCGGATGTATTCACGGAAAGTGAAAATCTCCCAATTATGCTTTTTCTGTTGCTTCTGAATTGATAAAAGCTGATTGGTCCCCTCTTCACCACTCCAAAAATCAGTACATGCGGCCTCGGATGCTTTTGCACATTCCAAGTCCATTTCTTTGGTTATCAATTCACCTTGAAAGTGGCGTTTTAAC